AAGTGGACATGAACAACCATGAGTCTCGCGACATCTCGATTACCTTGCTGCTGACCGAGGCTGTCGCCGTCAGGCCGCTAGACGCAGGCCGCCTCGATGTCACGCATGTGCGCGAACCGCAACTGACCCCGCCGTTTGATGATCCGTTTTGGACGCTGTACGAGGGCGACAATCTCCTGGCCGAGTGGTCTACGCCGAAGGCCGCATGAACGACCTCATCGCATTCGAAGAATGGGCCGGCGCAATGCTATCCAAGCTCGGCCCAGGGCAACGCCGTGTGCTGGGCCGCCAGGTAGCTATCGAACTGCGTCGCAGCCAGGCGCAGCGCATCGCGCAACAGCGTGCGCCTGACGGTACAGCCTACGTGCCGCGCAAGAACCGCAAGGAATTTCGCGGCAAGGGTGGGCGCATCAAGCGCCAGAAAGCCGCGATGTTCAACAAGCTACGCACGACCGCTTATCTGCAAACACGCGTCGATGAAAATCAGATTTCTGTCGGCTTCTTCGGCCGCGTCGCGCGCCTGGCGCATGTTCACCAGGAAGGGTTGCCGGATCGCGTCGCGCCGACCGGCCCCAAATATACCTACCCGGCGCGTCCGCTGCTGGGCTTCTCTCCCCATGATCGCGACTTAGTTCGTGATGCCCTGTTGCGCCATCTCATCAAAGACTAAGTGCGAAGTCAGTAAGGCGGATATCAACCCGCCGCAACGTGCCTTCGTGCGCGCGATCCGGCAACATGGGTTCCATGAGTTACGACCTATCCGACATCGCTCGCACGCTTGCAAATCTGATCCGCACCGGCATCATTGCCGAGGTGGACGGCGACAAAGCGCGCGTGCAGTTGGCACCAAATCTTTCCACTACCTGGCTACGTTGGGTCGCTGATCGCGCCGGCGATGCGCGCACCTGGTGGGCTCCATCTGTCGGCGAGCAAGTCATTGTTCTATCGCCCGACGGAGACCTGACAAAAGGCAAAATCCTCGGCAGCATCTACACGCTCGACGCGCCCGCACCCGAGACTAACCCTCTCGTACATGCTACCCACTATCCCGACGGCGCTATCGTGCGCTACGACGCCGAGGCGCATTCGCTTACTGCCATCCTGCCTGACGGCAGCACCGCGACCGTCAAAGCCGACCTCGTGACGGCAGACGCAAAACAAACGGTCTGCACCGGCGATGTCGAAATCAAAGGCAATCTGGCCGTACAAGGATCGAGCGCACTCAACAACGGCGCAACCGTCAAGGGCGGGGCCGGCGGTGCGGCCGTCGTGATCAATGGCGACGTAACGGCAACCGGCGATGTCAAGGCCGGCGACATCAGCTTGCGCAATCACAAAACAAAGGGCGTCAAGCGCGGCGACGAAACCAGTGACGGGCCGACAGCATGAGCGGCATGAACTCTCTTACGGGTCGCGCGCTCGCTGGCCTGGATCACATCCGCCAATCCATCCGGGACATTCTGACGACGCCTATCGGCTCGCGGATTCGCCGCCGTCGCTACGGCTCCGACATTCCCGAGCTCATCGACCAGCCGCTGAACGCTCCGACGGTACTGCGTATCTACGCCGCTACGGCCTACGCGATTGCGACCTGGGAACCGCGGATTTCGCTGACCAGCGTCAAGCTGTCCCGCGACGCTGCCGGCGCAATCTATGTGCTGCTGGAAGGCGTTGCCAACGGTCAGAGCGTTGACTTGTCGATCCCTGTCAGAAATGGGGTGTCGCAATGAGCGCGCCTATCGACTTGACCTTGTTGCCAATGCCGCAAGTGGTCGAGGTCTTGGATTTCGAGGAAATCCTTGCGACCCGGAAATCGGCTGTCATTGAGTTGATGCCCGAGGAAGATCGCGAAGCGACCGCCGCAATGCTTGAGCTCGAATCCGAGCCGGCTGTAAAGCTGCTGGAGGAAAATAGCTATCAAACAATCATCCACCGTAACCGTGTGAACGACGCCGCGCTCGCCGTCATGCTGCCCTACTCGAAGGGTACGGACCTGGACAATCTCGGCGCGAACTACAACGTTAAACGGTTGACGATCGTCGCGGCAAATCCCGACGCGACGCCGCCGACAGAAGCCGTCATGGAAGACGACGAGGCATATCGTTTGCGCATCCAAGAGTCGGCCGATGGTCTTTCGACCGCAGGGCCGCGCAGTGCCTACGAGTTCCACGCACGCAGCGCCGACGGCCGCGTCAAGGACGTGCGCGCGATCAGTCCGGCACCCTGCGAAGTCGTCATAGCGGTGTTATCCACGGCGGCCGATGGAGTTGCGCCACCGGACCTGTTGCGCGTGGTCGAGGAAGCCGTCAACGATGAAGAGAAACGCCCGCTCGGCGACCTGGTGACCGCGCAGTCGGCAACCGTCGATGATTATGAGGTCGAGGCGACCCTGTATGTCGCCAAGGGACCGGAAGCGCCTATCGCCCTCGCTGCCGCGAAGGCAAACGCAACAGCCATCTCGACGCCGCGCCGCCCGCTTGGATTCAGCATCTACCGTGCGGCCTACATCGGCGCGCTCAAGGTCGAGGGTGTTGTCAACGTCGTACTGACCAGCCCGGCCGCCGACATCCTGCGCAGCAAGACGCAGGCGGCTCGCTGCACGGCGATTCGTATCAATGTCGCCATCATTGAAGAGGCCGACGATGAGTAACTTCGTCGCCACATTGCCGCCGAATACGACGCCATTGGAGCGAGCGCTTGCGAAGGCTTGCGCCGCCCTGGTTGATATCCCTGTTCCGCTGCGTGACCTTTGGAGTGCTGACCGCTGCCCGGTTGACCTGCTGCCGATCCTGGCGTGGTCGTTTTCTGTAGACCGCTGGGACGACTCCTGGAGCGAGGCAACAAAACGCGCAACGGTCAAGGCGTCCCGCTACATCCATCAACACAAGGGAACCATCGCCGCTGTTCGGCGCGTCGTGGAAACGCTGGGGTACGTGATCAAGATCACCGAATGGTGGCAGACGCAGCCACGCGGCCAGCGCGGCACGTTTGCGCTTGAGGTTGGCGTCCTGGACACGGGTATCACCGATGAGATGTTCCTCGAAATGGAGCGGCTTATATCGGACGCCAAGCCGCTGAGTAGGCACCTTACGGGGCTCGCTCTGAGCATGGAGGTGCGCGCGACTGACCGCATAGCCGTTGCGGCGTACCTCGGGGATGAACTAACCGTCTATCCGTACTCGCCTGGTCCTATTTCGATCAACGTCACGATGCCCATCGGTGCGCGGGTGCATCTGGCCGACACGCTGACGGTTCAACCGCTCAACACTGCAATTTGAGGAAGACATGGCACAAACCTATTACGGAATCCTGACGGCCGTCGGCGAAGCGAAAGACGCGAACGCCAAGGCGCTCGGCATCCCGCTCGTCTACGCTGAGATGGCGGTCGGCGACGGAAACGGCGTTGTCCCGGTTCCAGAACGCAATCGCACCTCTCTCGTGCGTCAGCAGCGCCGCGCGCCGCTCAATTCCCTATCGCGCGATCCCCTTAATCCTAACCAGGTCATAGCGGAGCAGGTCATTCCCGAAACTGTGGGCGGTTGGTATATCCGTGAACTAGGTCTGTATGACGCAGATGGCGATTTGGTGGCGATTGCGAATTGCCCTGAGACCTACAAGCCTTTGCTCGCTGAAGGTTCTGGACGCGTGCAAAACGTGCGCATGGTCATCATCGTGTCGAGCGCCGACAACGTGCAATTGAAGGTCGATCCATCCATCATTCTGGCGACCCGTGACTATGCGGATAAGAAAGCTGGCGATGCTGTTGTCACAGCAAACAACTACGCATCCCAGAAAACAGCCGACGCGGTTGCAGCCCATAAAGCGGAACTCAATCCTCACGCTCAGTATTTCAAAAGCCGGGCGGACGTGCTGCCGGGCGGCCTGGCTAAACAAGTTCTGCGAAAAAAATCCGATGCGGCGAGCGATTGGGAGTGGGCCGACATGACGGACACAATCGCCCCGAAGACGGTCATTCCTACAGAAAAGGCCCAGGCTGTTATCTACGTAAACGGTATCGGGCTCATGGAATGGGTCGAGGTTGCTGGAGCGGGGGCGTTTTCAGGATACCGCTGCCCCGAGGTGGGACGCCCCGAGTTTGGCTCGACCGCCACACCTCGCGGCTACGAGTTGGACATGACCGGCGGTCTCGTCCCGAAAGCCGCCTATGCATCGCTTTGGGCTTGGGCGCAACAAAACGGCTATTCAGTAACTGCCGCAGCCTGGACGACAAAGGTCTTCAATTTTGCCGACATTGATGCTACCTATTTCCGCTTGCCGGACCTACGCGACATGCATTTGAGATTCACCGGAACGAACGCCGATACAGCCGCTGCACGGACGATCGGTACCTATCAGGTGGATGCGTTAAAGACGCACGCACACACGACAAACATCACTCCTACAGCAACTACCGCCTCATCCGGGGCCACGCCCGGACAAGTCAATGCATTTAGCTTGCCAGGCACAACCGGATCGACAGGCGGTGCAGAAACGCGCGGACCAAACACCGCCTTCGCCCCGAGAGTTCACATTTGACGAGAACGCCATGACCACTATCACCACATATCAGACGGACGAGGCCGGCCTCTTTCTCTACGCAGACAAGGCGCAACAGTTCGCGCTGGACCCTGACCGTTACAACGTCGCATTCCGCGCGGTATTGAAAAAACCACCAAAGACGGCCAAGGGCAAGCGTGCGCGCTGGGTCAGCGAGGCCGCCCCGACCGATCCGGGCTTTCTGGACGGCTCCTGG